CAACAGCAGCAGCGATTCTAAGAATTTCTGGGTAATAGAACATAGGAGATAATTTCCTATGGCTAATGCTTGGAATGAAGCAACTTGGGGTCAGAATGCTTGGGGTGAACAATCTGACGTAAACGAAATTTTAACGGGTGAAGTATTAACTTCTTCACTTGGTAATGAGATTATTACTGCCGATTGTAATGTAACTCCAACTGGAATTTCTATAACTGCAACAGAAGGAACTGTAACTGAAATAATTGCGGTTGAAGTTTTTCTTTCTGGACTTCCTTTTACAACAAATCTTGGAATAGCGGACGCTGGTCCAGATGCAATGGTAACTGGTTTAAATACCGCTACTGCATCTGTTGGAAGTGTTGAAGCTTATAATTTAACAGGTTGGGGAAGATATTTCTGGGGTCAATTTGTTTGGAATGGAACAGGTGATTGGGTTCAAGTAGATTTAACAGGTATATCTTTATCTTCAAATTTAGGAACTGTTGATGCAGCTCCTGATGCAGAAGTCACTGGAATTGGATTTAATGCATCTTTAGCTGTTGGCACAGTAGTAATTGGAGAAGGTAATGTAGGTGTTACAGGTGAAGCAATGACTGCTTCATTAGGTACTTCAATTGGATTTACTTCTATAGAAGTAGATTTAACAGGTATAGCATTATCTGCAAACCTAGGTTCACTAGCTATAACTGGAAATGCTAACACTAATGTAACTGGTGAAGCAATGACGGCAGCAGAAGGTATTGTTGATCCTTCTCCTGATGCAACGGTCACTGGTATTGGATTTAGTGGTTCTTTAGCTGTAGGTACAGTAATTGTTGGAGAAGCTAACGTAACTGTTACTGGAACAGGATTCTCGGCAGGCCTTGGATTAGGTACATTAGATGCTGTAACTTTTGCAGATGTGACAGGAATAGCTATGTCAGCTAACCTTGGAAGTGTTACAACTAAAGGATTTGCTAATGTAACATTGACTGGATTTGGCTTGACAATGGCTGAAGGAACTAATAGAACTCTAATATGGAACCAGGTAAATACAGGTACAGCACCTATCTGGACAGAAGTTGACACCGCTGCATAAATTTTATAAAATATTATTATAAGGAATTTAAAAAATGGCAAACTCAACATCAGCTAATTTAAAATTAACTGTACAAGCAACTGGAGAAAATTCAGGAACTTGGGGACAGATTACAAATACAAACTTATTAATTCTTGAACAAGCTATTGGTGGTTATGATGCGTTCAACGTAACTAACGCTAGTAGAGCTTTAACATTTACAAATGGTGCAGTATCAAATGGTAAAAACGAAGTTATTAAATTAACTGGTACACTTGCTGCAAACGTAAACGTTACTATTCCAGATTCAATTGAAAAAACTTACACAGTTCAAGATACTTGCGATCATGCAGGTTATACTTTAACTTTCAAAACTACATCCGGTTCAGGTGTTCTTTTATGTGAAGGACATACTTATCAATTATGGTCAGATGGAACAAATGTATATAAAGGTTCTGAAGAAAAAGTTTGGAGAGCAATTACTGGAGCTGAAACAGTTCAACCAGGTGCACAAATTTTAGCAAATACAAATGGCGGAGCATTTACTTTAACTTTACCTGCATCACCGACTGCGGGAGATGAAGTATCTGTTATTGACCAAGGATATGATTTTAACACTAACGCATTGACTATTGGAAGAAACAGTTCTAATATAGCAAATGCAGCAGCTGACTTAGTTGTTAATACACAAGGTGCTGGTTTCACATTAGTTTATTCTGGTGATGCAACAACTGGCTGGACTTATAAGGAGAAATAATAGATGGCAAACTACGAAGCAACTAGATACGATTTTGATGGTGCAAACCTTTCAGGTATTGAAGGTATTCCAAGCGGAACAATTGTTCCATGGTCAGATTCTTCTATTCCATCTGGATTCTTAGAATGCACAGGTCAAGCTGTATCAAGATCAACTTACGCAACTTTGTTTGGAATTATTGGAACAACTTACGGAGCAGGTAATGGTTCAACAACTTTCAATGTACCTGATTTACAAGATAACGTAGCGGTTTCAAAATCAGGAACTAAAAACTTAGGTTCAACTGGTGGAGCAAACACAGTTACTTCAACTGGAAACGTTGGTGGTTCAACAGCAAATGCAACTTTATCAACAGCTCAATTAGCAAGCCACAATCATGCTGCAAGAACATCACCTCCCATAAACAGTGGTGGTCCAGGTGTGCAAGTGTTTGGTTCATTTGGGGTACCAGGTGCGAATGTTGTTGAGAATACTGGTTCAGGTAGTGGACATGCTCATAATATGAGTGCAACTTTTTCTGGTGATGCAACTTCTGTTGTTCAACCATATTTAACAGTAGTATATATAATTAAAACTTAGGAGATATAATGGCAAGTTTAGGAAATTGGACAGTAGTATTTCAAGACAAATTAATTATTAAACAGGCTGGCGATGGCGCTGGTTCTTATAAAATTGATGATAATGCTTTTTGGGAACAATCAAAATTTTCAAATATTTGGGCAATACATTATGGCACATCTGTTATTTCTGATGAAGTAGAATATAGAGATGAAACACCTCATTCATCTTTTGCAGATGCAGATTTAGGTTCTTTTCAAGATTTTATAAATAAATGGGATTCAGCTCATTTAGCTCAATTACAAGCTAGTTGGGATGAAGATACTAGAACTGAAATTGAAAAAGGTCCAAGACCTACTTCTTATTCATCATAATTATTTCAACATCATCCAAGAAGTTAAAATATATTTTTCACCAGATAATGGTGAATTTCCTCTGTGCACATAAGGAAAACCTGCTGGCCAAATAACTATTCTACCAGTTTTAGGTTTTACTCTTTTTGAAAAATGTAAGAATTCTGTTTCTCCACCTTCTTCAACATCATTTAAATATATTGAAAAAACAAAAGCACGTGCTTCATTATCATGACCTATTCCATGTTCAATATGCCAAACATGGTATCCTTCTGTTGGTAAAGTTTTTTGTATTTTTAAAGATGTAAAATAAAATTTTTGATTATAAGCATCAGATGCTCCAGTATTTTGAACATAATGTTGAAATGCTAAATCATAATTCATCATCATTGATTTTAATGATTCCCACCATATTTCTATATTAGTTGATGTAGCAAAATATTGTTGATCTTGTTTTTGTAATATAGATGATTTTTCAAAAGCTATTCTATTTAATGTATTATTAAATTTATTTTGATCTTCAAATAATTTAATTGCTTTATTACATTCTTCTTTAGTTATATAATTGTCGTAAATACCTATAAAATTATTTATATTAACTGTTTTTTCCATTAAAATAATTGTGCTTTTTCTTTTTGAGTTTCGTCTAATGTCTTATCATTTTTTTCTAATTTTTTTATAGTAGTTGCATTAGGTTTCCACTCTTCTTTATTAACTACTTTGCCACCTCGATCTGGCATAGTTTGAAATATTGAAATATAACTTCCATCATAAGGTTTTAATTTTTCTTTCCACCACTCAGGTTCTTTAATAGTATAGTGTGCATTTTTACCATTGAGTAAAATTTGAGTTGCTGGATAACAAGTAATAGTTAAAAATACTTTATTACCATAACTAAAAATATCTTTTAGAACTTCTTCAACTTTATCTTCTTGAACATGTTCCATGACATCAATACATAAAATTAAATCATAAGTTCCAGTAGGTTTATTTGCATATTGTGCAACAGCTGGATCATATTTAGTTATATCTATTCCTAATGGAGATCCAGGAAGTTTTTTATTATTAAAAAGTATTGAATGAAATTTAGCTTTACCACAACCATAATCTAATATGGTTTTGACATTATTATTTTTAATAACTTCATAAATATTATGTTTGTATTCTGCTAATGCTTCACCAATCCAATGTTCTTGATTAGTTGCATGAAATTTAGTTGCTTCTATTAATGACTCATACATAGTTTTTATCTTTATATTCTTTGTAATGCTTATAACATAATTCAGTGAAATTAGTCAAATGCAAAGCATCTTTAAAAGTATCAACTTTATATGCATCAATACCATCATAACCCATTTCTTTTGCTATTTTAAATCGATAGTGACCACAATGGATTTCACCGTCTTTAAATACAGCGGGAAATAATAATCCATCTTCTTTCATATATTTACGAACATTGTTTAAATGGTCCTGATCCCAGTCTATTTTGTCTTGCAATGAGTCAGAATCTATGTATGATAACCGTTCCGGGAACCATACTATTCTCGCTTTCATTATATTCATAAGTATTATATAGTAGGTTATATGCTACAAAAATTAAATTTCAAGCCTGGTTTTAACAAGATGGTCACTGATTCCGGAGCCGAGTCTCAATGGGTTGATGGTGATTTTGTTAGATTTAGATATGGACTACCTGAAAAAATAGGTGGTTGGAATCAATTAACTACTCAATCTGAAACTCTTCCAGGAGCTGCACGGGCACAACATACTTGGACATCTCTAAATGGTGAAAAGTACGCAGCTATAGGTACATCACAAGGATTGTTTTTATATTATGGAGATGATTTTTATGACATTACTCCATTAGATACCGCTATTACTGGAGCAACTTTTGATGCATCAACCGGTTCACCAACAGTTACTGTTAATAAAACTTCACATGGTTTATTAAACGGAAGATATGTTACATTTGATTCTGTAACAGTGCCAACTGGTTCGGGATATGCCACAACAGATTTTACAGACAACACTTTTGAAATTGCTAATGTCACAACTAATACTTTTGAAATTACTATGCCTACTAATTCTGCAGGCACTACTTCTGGAACCGGTTCAGCAGAAATACTTCCATATGTAATTGTAGGTCCAGTATTTCAAACAGCAGGTTATGGATGGGGTACATATCTTTGGGGAGATTCTACATGGGGAACTGAAAGAACAGTAAGTGACGTGGTTCTGGATCCAGGCAACTGGAGTTTGGATAACTTTGGAGCAATATTGGTTGCAACTATATTCAATGGTAAAACATATACATGGAATCCTGGAGCATCTGGTGCAAGAGGTATTCGAGCAACTATAATGTCTGGTGCACCAACTACAACAAGACTGACGCAAGTATCTGATAGAGATAGACATTTATTTCATTTTGGAACGGAGACAACGATTGGTGATCCAACAACTGTTGATCCTATGTTTATAAGATTTTCTAATCAAGAAGATTATAATACCTATACTCCTACAGCGACTAATACTGCAGGCACGTTTAGATTAGATAAAGGTAATAAAATTATGGGAGCTGTATCTGGTAAAGATTATACATTAGTATTAACAGATAGCTCTGCATATGTAATTCAATATGTTGGTCCACCATTTACTTTTTCGGTTAAACAAGTTGGTACAAACTGTGGATTGATTAGTCAACATGCATTGAGTTATTCTAATGGTGTTGTGTTTTGGATGTCTGGTGAAGGTGGCTTCTTTATGTTTGATGGTACAGTAAAAGCGATACCATGTTTAGTAGAAGATTTTGTATTTACCACAACTGGAAATAATTTAGGTATTAATTATAATTCTGCAGAAGTAGTTTATGCAGAACATAATTCTTTATATAATGAAATTAATTGGTTCTATCCAAAATCAGGTTCAGAACAAATTGATCGATGTGTTACATTTAATTTTGGAGAAAATTGTTGGACCACTTCTTCATTAGCAAGAAGTACATACGCTGATCAAGGTGTATTTGATTTACCATATGCAACAGAATATAATAGAACAGGAACACCTAATTTTGCTATTCAAGGTGTAACTAATTTATATGGTGCATCAACTTACTATGCCCATGAAACCGGAACCGATCAAATCAATTCATCAGGCACTACATCTATTAATGCTTTTATTAAATCTGGAGACTTTGATATATCTGCAAGAAGAGATATTACTGGTCAATCAACAGGAATGGCAGATTTTAGAGGTGATGGAGAATATATTATGTCTATGAAACGATTTATACCTGACTTTAAAGTATTAACAGGTAATTCAAAAGTAACTTTATTATTAAATGATTATCCAAGTCAGTCTGCAACAAGCTCACCATTAGGACCATTTACAATTACATCATCTACTGATAAGGTGGACACTAGAGCGAGAGGAAGATTACTTGCAATTAAAATTGAAAATGATGGCACCGGTGAAACGTGGCGTTATGGAACTTTACGGGTAGATGTCAGACCAGATGGAAGAAGATAATGGCTAGAATAA